TCCTTATTCAAAATCTATTGTTTGACTCAACATATAAGTACCGGTATTATCATTTATTTCTATAAAAGATATAGAATCTTTAATTGCTTTCATAAGTAAGGAAACGACAGTCTTGCGCGCGCGATTTTTACGTTCAAGATCTAACATGCAACGCAAAACCATAAGTTCGTCATTATCTACTAAATCTCGGATAAGCCTCTTTAATTTACCTAATGAATTATTTATTAATTCTTCTGCTTTTGCTTTATGCTCTGCAGTAAGAAACATATTTTGTTTTTGCTTCTTAATTTTTTGCAAATCACTTTCTAAAACTTTTGCGATTTCCGTATCAGAGGTTAAGACACCTTCTTTTAAACCCTGTTGTACCTGTCTAAGTAATTCAGCGGGAATATCATCTAAATCTAATTCAATGGGACCCGGATTAGACATTGTTAATAAACATTTTTTTGCTAGATCAGACCAAGATTTATCGTACACTGGTCTTGGAGCCCACAAAGGAGGCTCTTTCAAACAAATGAGAATTCGATTCATTTTTCCCCCATAAAAAAAGGGGAGGAGGAAGCAAGTCCCCCCTCCCCATCTAGAGTCACTTACCTAGGGGTATTATACCACAGCAGTACGGAGATCAAGTTCGTCAATTGAAGCACCCGAACCAACTTCAATCTGAGCCTGAGCAGGTAGAACTACCTGGTTAGCAATAACTTTGATGTTGGCAAAAGTAGCGACAGCCTGACCCTCATTTTTAATCATAAGATTATATCTTTCACGGAATTTAATCTTTTGAATATCACGAGCAGGATCTTCCCACTGTTGGCTAGTGAGTTCTTCGTCTTGAAGAATGACACCTAATTCTCCTGACTCAAAGAGATAAATCTCAGTGAGATCACGGATAGGATCATGAGTTACAAACGGAGAAACAACAATGCGCAACGGGAACGGGAAGTAAGAAGGAAGAACAGGAGCACTGGTTAGGTTCTGACTGTAATTCTCGACTTCACTATAATTAGGATTAATCATAGTTCCGCGACCCATACCAATACCATTAGCAGGTTGGCTGCCCCAAGGATTAGTATTTGAGAAGGAACCATTATAAGTAGCGAAATAAGTTCCGCCACCTGAATTTAGCATCATCATACGCATAATAGGATCACGCATAAACATGTTCCAAGTAAGAGGATGCATAAGTAAAGTATCGGGACTATAACCTTTGCTGACTAAATGAGTATAAGCGTCAAATAAGTCATCAACAGTTAAAGAACCATTGGCTGAGCCAGTAAGGCCACGGCCAGTAGTGATACCAAATACTGAACTAGCTGGAGTGGCATTATCGAATACCGTTTCACCCAGACTCGAAATCATGGCAAAAATATTTGATTCTTTCGCGCGAGCGAAGGCACGACCCACAGCACGGATATGCATAGCAATAATATCGTACTGCGAATAACGAAGCATTTCATCGGAGAATTTAACAGCTAAGCCGAATTTCCCAATACTATCAAATACAGTTCCGCCACCCATCTGGAGGCTGACTTCTGGATATTCTTCCATGTCTGCCATTCTCTTTACGCCGCCAAGAGCACCAATAGCATTAGGTAAAAATACCTGCATACCTGGTTTCCATTGGATACGGTCAAGAAGAGCAGTACCAATTAAAAGGGGTTCCTGAGCTTCACGAGCAAGATTTACAATAGTTTTCGGGAAAACGATTGAAGCATCTTGAGCATTTAAAGCGTCGGTGATAGGAACATATTCCCCTTCGGGAGAAAGACCATCATTCCTGAATAGGTGTGAACACCATTCAACGCGATCTTCATAAACTTTGTTAGCATCTTTAGCAACTAATTTACCGTTTTCGCCTTTGGTTTCTTTGCGCGCTAAATTCTGTAGAACTTTGTCATCAGAATATACGGCTACTTTGTCGCTAATAGTTACTTTAAAACTCTTATCCATTTACTCCTCCTATTAGCGGGTTATGAGGTTAATATGAACGACTCCGGTATCGGCATCGCCACCAGCTAAATACACNTTAGCAGGTAGACCACCAGTTGCACTACCGGGCATACGATCAACAGTACGTTCGGCCCCAGTTGANGGATCAATTACGACACCATTAACATTAGGATCGAAAGCGGTACGAACACGATCAAGATAATCTTTGGGGAANTCTACGTCNTANCGNAGAATCTGACCTAAAACTTCCGCTGATTTAGCTTTGAGTCTATTTCCAAACAGAACAAAGTCAGCTCCAAGAGACTCTTCTAAAGAAGCTCCACTTACTATACCGGCATCTAATGCACTTGTTGCCGTGACAAAACCATGATGACCGTCATATACGAGATCAGTGGCGGCTGTAAAACTCCAATCTGGATCCATAATAAAGTTGCCAGTANTATCATAAGTGACCATNCCACCGACAGTAGGAGTNCCACGGAANGTAGTAAGNCCAGCATATGGTTGACTATAGGTAGCACTTACTTGATAAATGAAATCGACCAAGAAGGTATCAGCAGCGTTTCCGAGGAAGAAAACTTTGTCAGGAGAAGCGTCAGTCCAATAGTAATAAATATCTTCGTCTCCGGCGACTAAAGCAGACCCCTTATCTTGTAAACGGACTCCGTTCTTGGTGACAACAAAACTAGACTGAATAGTAGTAGTATAACCAGTCAAAGAACCGCTGATAGAGACATCTACAGCACCAATAGCACTAATATCTAAAGTGACATCAGCATCACTAGTAGCTGCGGGTAATGCACAGAATGAAGCCTGAGCACGGTTATAAGGTTCAACTGGAAGTTGAATCACGTAATCACAGAGAACTACAGCAGCAGTTTGCTCAATTAAGTTATGGTATTGATAAGTAGCAGGATTGTAAGAATTATATGAGCTAGTCCTACCTGCGGCTTGCTTAACATCGTAAGGTACGATACCAAGGCACGAAGAGAACGGATTAGCAATAGCATGAATGTCTAATGGTGTTGCCGAGTAAGCAGCTGCAGTAAACAATGAATAAATGACCGGTTCATTGGTAGTAACGACAACCCCACGAGAGTTTAACATTCCAGTAGTAGTATCATCAGCACCATAACGGTCTAGAGTTGCGCCCGCATAATCAACCGANAAATCGAGAGTATTACCAGTGAGAGCGCCACCGCTGAAAGTCAAGCCAGCAATACTCATATCTAAAAGCATTTGAGCTTGACGACGAAGACCTGCGGGAACTAAGAAACTGTTAGAATCTGTACAAACCGGTTTACCGGCTCCAATTACAACCCAACTCCTAGTATAGTCGTCATAACGAACGACTTTAAGGTAAGGAGCGGGCACGAAAGAATCTGGACGAATACCTTCATTCAACTCAATATTAGGAGTGATAGGAGTAGTTTCTCTCCACCCTTTAAAGCGAGCTGAATAGGTATTATAACCATTGGCACTATTAATCATGCCAGAATATTGGCGTTGAATAGTCATTAGTTAACTCCTATTAGTTTTTTGATTTAAAAATACCCTTTTCTACCATTAGCTGATGGAACCTATCTGCTTTGATAGAATTGGTCTTCTGTAAGCGCTTATATTTCTTTAACGCTTCCTGTGCTTCACTATCACCGTCGTCTTTTATTTCCTGTTTATCTTCTACTTTAGGTACTGAGGGAACAGTATCTTTAATAGGAGAATCTTCGGGTTTAATTTCAGGAGGAGTTTCTTGGTTCAGCTTTTTCTGAATTTCATTAACAGAAACCTTTTTTCTCAAATCGTTAATACTGTCTTTTAAGGATTCCATTGTNCGTTCTTCAAAAGTTTTCATAAGTTCCACCTGATCTTTTACCGATTCAGGACCTTCTGCAATAGCCTTTAGTTGAATTAACGAATCAACAAGGAGGGTCTTGTTTTCTTTGTTTAATTCTTCTAGTTCCATTCCGAGGCTATCATGTAAATAATTTAACACTTTTATATGTTGTTGTAAAGTTAAACATTCCTGACAGGGTTCATTTGCTTTAATTAAACCTTCGGTCTTGAGGGAGTCAATCAGAATCATTTTCTGTTCCTGGGTTAAAATTGGCATAGTATCCTGTTTGGTTTCTTCTTTCGGAATTATAACCTTATCTTCACTCTTATCACAACCCATTTGTTTGGCTTTTCTATTAACACAGGCTAAAATTGCTTCTTTAGAGCCAGGACCTTTATATCTCCCAATTAGACGTCTGGCCGCAACGATATGCTGACAGTCAGAGCATGGGAAACTTCTATTGGGACCACAGAAGCTCTTTGAATTCAACTTCTTACGTTGTTCGGCTGATAACTTTGCGTCTTCAGAATATAGATCCTTGTCTTTTAAACTATCGAATAATCCTGCCTGAATCAGTTCTTTTTTAAAGACATCCCAACCTTTTTCTGGNTCTGTCAAGTCCATAATATCNGTTTCGCCATATTTCTTTATAAAAAAGTCTTCNATCGAAGTAAGAATAAGATCTGCAATTTNGACTCCATCTTTTTGAGGAAGGGCATTTAAATATTCTTTACATTCTTTTTCTTCGTCTTTGGTGGGATAAAATTCAGCTAAAACATCCTCTATAATTTGGGTGGCATTTTCTCCATCAACTAAAAGCTTAGGAGTTTCATCTTTTACTTCAGCTTTAGGAGTTGTCATTTTTTCTACGGTTGTCTTCAGTAATTCAGTCATCTTATCTTCAGGAAGTTTTAAGAAATCTTTTTCTTCCATCGATGACATTTCAACTTCTAATAACTTAATTAAAGCCTGCAATATTGCACCCGGATCTTTATCTTCGGGCTTCTCTATATTAGCAGAGATAGAAGAATAATCTTCTCCGTATAAGGTTATATAGAGAGAGCGCACTTTGTCTTGTAAGTTCATCAAATCCTCCTGTTTATCTCCTAATATAAGACTATCATTCAATTCTAATAAATCACTACCTTTTTGGCGGAAAGCTTTAAAGGAATATTCAAGCATTGGTGTTTCTTTAACAGAATCAACCAGCATTTCATCTTTAGAGACGCCAATAATTTTAGCGAATGGATTGGCTCCTTGATTTACGCAAGATATTTCATTGTAGAAAAAATCACCAGCAATTAAGAAGGCTTTTTTACCATCATAAACCGATCCGGGCTTGTGTTCACAAATTCCGTCTTCNTCCAACCAATCTTGAAAGCAAATAGAACAAATAGCTTGGTTAGTCCTTTGTGAAGAAGAGACTGGCAAATAACGTTCATCTAGTATTTTTCGGATGGCATCGGGATCGGTGATCTTGGCTTTGACTAAAATAAAGCCCATTCCACGCCAATTGTCTTGTGTCAGATAATTTTTACTAAAATGATTAACGGCTTTTTGTAAGGATTTTCCACTGAGAGATCCATAATTAATTGCTTCTATAACTGAATCTGTAATACCTAACCCTTTAGTCGTATCTATATATTCAGCAGATATGATTCTTCCAATTGGATCTTTAGAATCGTCATGTCCAACTAGGATAGGAATACAATAATCTCTTTTTGCATTAGGGAGCATTGTATAAACAGAATTGCGCATTCTACTTGGCAGATATAAAGCATTATGCCAAGTTACCACCCCGGCAAACGTAGCTGCCATTTCAACGATCAATGAGTGGCCGGTTTCAGAGGTGGCATCTTTAGTTTCAAAGAAGAATCGTTTATGCGGTTCTAAATTAGAGATAGGTTTTAAAAGCACCCTATCAAAAAGCTCTAAATATTTTTCCATTTTAACCTACTGGTGTAATTTCACATTTACAATTAAAATGCCATGGAGGGATGTCGGTTACACTAACCCCATTCTTTATATATAATAACTTGTCTTTATAATCTAGACAAGTTTGACATCCATCCGAAGCTACTATTTTAACATAATCTTTACCTAATAATCTCTGATCTAANACTACTATATAATTTTTTGTTTGTGCAGGAACAGTATTATTAAGGAATTTAATCATATAATCAAGACTATCAATAGAATCTATTAAAGTATTTGTTTCTAATTTTTTTCTCAATTTAGTCGCGAAATATTCTAAAGAACTCAAGACGATTTTATCCATCTCTTTTTGCGCAATACCTATCATAGATTGAACTTCTGATTTTTTTAGATCATGATGTCTAAGGTTATTTTTGAATGTCAGCAAGACATTCTCATGATAAATATCAGCTAAATTGCTGGCAGCCATTTCAATAATTATTCTCTTCCAATCTTTAGAAGATGAATAATTTGACATATCTTTAAGTTCTTTTACTAACTCTGATATTACTGAATCTGTGGCACTATCCATAAAATCTGTATGTTGATTTCTAGGCTTTGCTCTAGAAGTTGCCATTTTGCTTGCACCTTCTGTCTTATTTACATTTGTTTCTAGTTTTACCTTTAATTTAGGAATCTCGACTAAATAAACGAATGTTTCTTTTTGCTGTCTTTCATTCAATACATCTCTACCTAATTGCACTCGTGCTTCGTCCTGAGTTGTCAAACCGCCTTGATAAAGTGTCATTTCGTGATTTTCTAATTTAATCTTTTTGTCTATATCGATTTCATTAAAACGAAAATGCACTATATTATCTTTTGANAGAGGATCAGAGAACCCACCTTCCANTAGAAGCTCGTAGATAAAATTCTCATTCATGAATATCTCGAATTCACGCTGGACACCTTTTACAAGGTCAACTAAATTCTTAGAAATATTTTCCGCTGTAGATCTATTTGCCGAATCTCCAAGACCGAGGTCTACNTCAGATATTCCTAACCCTATAATTACGCGCTTAAGGAAATACTGTAAGTATTCTTGGACTTCTAACGCTTTTCCTTCTGCTCCAATAGCTCTTATTTCATGTCGATGAGAGGTAATAAACATTCCTTCAGGTGGAATATCTTCTATCTTAACTTTTGCGCGCTCAATTTCATCATATCCATCTGTTCCTTTATTTTCTCGCGCTGGCATTCCATCGGTACCAATCCGATAATGATATAAAGGATAAATGTGTTGATAAATTAATAATTCAACATTTTGTTCTATACGCCTGAGAGCACGAATATCGTCAAGGATAGGGACTAAATCAGGAGTTCCAAGAACAAACCCTGCTTTGCGACTTCTATAGAAATGTAGAACGTCACCTGGACCCCATACACCTGAGTCTCTATTGCTGACTGTATAAGTAGACCATAATACTTGATCAGAACCATCTAATGTCCGAGGGTCTTGACCCCAGGCTACTACTTGATTATTCTTCTTCTTATAACAAATTGTTTCAGAAGGAATTTCGAAAAGAGCAGAAATCGGTTGAATATCTTTTCCATTAGCTTTTCTGACTTTGCCACCAGAATTTTTTGCGTTACGAACTTTTAATGCAAAAGCGTTACTATTTCTGAAAAAAGAGCGCGCTAATTCTCGAATTAATAAGTCCATTGGTTGTTGTTGAGCAACACCCAACTGACGAAAACGCTCTCTAATATAATCGACTCGATCTGCATTTGAACCGACTAATACATACCCTTCCTTAAACATCAAGGTATGTTTAAGTTCTATAGATCGTTTAACTAGACTTTCAACATCTGCGGCCTTTCCATTTTCTGCAAAATTATATTCTGGACTTCTGAACATATCAGAATTTTCAATAAATCCTTCAACCTTTTTACGTTCAGGTTTGAGGTCAGCAATAGTCCTTACAGTATAAACAGCAGCAGGCGCATCTAACAGAGAATACTTGTTTAAATATAACTTGGTAATAGGCTCTATCATTTTACACCNTGTAATTCACTCATCATTTGTCTCAACTCGGCAAACTCAGATTTACTTAGAGAGCCGGTACATTTNAAAGTCTTTGGATTAACGACTAACTGATAAGAACTAAATCCTGAAGGATTAGTCACAACTTTTAATTTTAATCCTGTTGTTAAATCTATCTGACCATCGGTGGCCAATCCGTCTCTTATTTCTTCTTCAGTGGGAGGAGAAAATTCCTCAGGAGAAGAAGAATTATCAATAGGAGTCCAATTGATTTTAGATTCTGGACTATAAAGTTCTTCTACTGAAATAGGATTATTTCTGTTGCTAGTTCCTCCTTCTATAAAATATCCCTTTTTTACTAATTCATTGGCGATCTCTTCATTGCTAATATCTGATTTATCTTTATCACAAAATTTTAGTCCTTTGTCCCATATTTCCTTGAGGGTCTTAAGAAGGGTAATGAGACTAATAATTCTTTGGATAGTTGTTAGAATTTTATAATCTTCTTCTAACTGAGATTTAAGAGAAGATTGGATATCGGCCAACATTCTTTCTAGACTTGCCACGTAAGTTACGATTGATTCTTTGGAAGTTTTAATTGCGTCTCGGACTACCCATAATATGGAAGCAACATTATCCATAGATGTTTCACTTAATACTGCCCAGTCATCTACCATTCTTTGGGTCGCGGCTTTATTTGTTTGAGTTAGGTTTTCCGCTCTTTGTGGCATATTGATCCGGTCAATCAATTTTTGGTGAAATGCCGCTTCACTTTTCTTTTCCCAGTTTGAATAATCCTCTTTAGGTTCTGGAGGAGCAGGATTATTTTTAGCTTTTTCAGCTAAATCCCTAGCTTGCTTCTCTCTCATATCTTGTTCTGCTCTTCGTATTTGTCCATCAGCACTTGTACGTTGAGCCATAGTTACACTACCGGCCGTAATTACTTCAGCTTCTCTCGAAGCTGTTTCTGGAGTCCCTTTAAACATTACATCTAAAGACTTAAGTTTAAATTCTGGCAGTTTAGAGAGTTGGAGGTCGATAGAATTGATAATGCATTCGAGGGGAGCAGTTAATTTATCTAGAATAGATTTTAGCCAAGCAGATATTTTGAAGAATAAAGGAGCAAGCAAAGTAGAGAGTAACGCCATTCCTAATGAAGCCATTCCTATGTTTAGGCTATTTGCCAATTGAAACATAAGAAAAGATAAGGCGGCTAAAATCGCCATAAAATCTGGAATACAATTAAAATGCCCCATAAAAAGGTCTTTTAATAATTCCAATAAACGACAGATATTAAATTTCCAAAAATCATTATTTAGCAATGACTTTAATTTCTGGATCATTGCCTTCATGTCTTCATACCATTTTAAGAACGGAGCCAACATTGCTTTGACTAGATCTTTTCCTAGTTTTTTCCAATCTCCAAGTTCTTTGAACAAGGCCCAATCGCGGTCTAGACAAGGAATACAGTTCTCTTTAATATTGTCCCACTTTAAACTGTTCCCTCTATCTTTTGCATAGTCCATGATTTTATCCCATGTATCTTGACCAGGAAGATCAATATCAGGGGTTAAATTAGATTTAACTGCATCTTGAAGTTTTTCAATTTCTTTATTAACTTTATCTTTAGCAACATCTAATATTCCAGTTGCTTTATCTTTGGCTTGTGCTTGTATTTCAGGAGACAGACTTAAAGAGGCAGAAGGATTATTGGGGTCACGCAAGAA